CACACTGGCTCAATCAGACTGGATGAGAATTAGAGAAGAGGATGGTGGCACCGATATGCCAGCAGACTGGAAAACCTACAGAGCAGCGATCAGAACCGAATCAAATGATAAGGAAGTAGCAATAGATGCACTGGCTGATCTGGATGCTATCAAGGCTTACGATGAGGCTGGTGGTGTAACTGCTGGTTGGCCCAACGATCCTGACTACGTGGAAGAGTAATGGCACTGATCCCGATTGACAATGTTGGGCAGGTAGGTATTGTCAAGGAGACTTCTCCCTGGCAGCTCCCACCCAATGTCTGGAGTGATGGTAATAATGTAAAGACAGATGAAGGTTCCATAAGGAAGCTTCCTGGCTACGCAGAGGTTATGGCTACATGTCCAGTCGCACCCTACCTGCTTACTCAGTTGACTCTGGGAATACCTGAGTTCTGGATAGTGGGTGGTTTAGCGAAGATCTATGTGTATGACAATACCAATAAGTCAACGCTGCTAGATGGTGGTATAAATGATTCAGTCACAACTGTTACAGTTGACAGCACTGCAGACTTTGAAGATGTTGGTACTATACTTATCGGTGATGAGCAGATTACATACACAGCTAAGACTGCTACCACGTTTACCACCTGTACGAGAGGGGCAAATTCCACAACTGCAGCAGCACACTCTGATGATGCTACAGTGACGAGAGCGAATGTTTGGTATGATATAACTAGGGCTTCTGGTGGAGACTATTCATCTACAGCAGCGGAGAACTGGACTTCCACCATTATCGGTGGGGTTCTGGTAATGACCAATGGGTTTGATGATCCCCAGTATTGGGCTTTGACAGATGGAATTCCGCTCTCAACAACCAAGATGCAAGATTTGAATAACTGGCCAAGCCTTACGATATTGGATGGAGCAATAGGCACAACGGATGGAACAGGGAACATAACAGTAGACAGCACTGATGACTTCCCCATCACTGGAACATTCACTGTAGGATCAGAAGACATCTCGTATACCGGAGTGACTTCCACAACCTTCACAGGAATCTCCAGAGCGCAGAATGGAACTACTGGAGCCACACATTCAGATGATGCTCCTGTGTTTGTTAATGTTTACTGTAGATCCATGAGAGCTTTCCGCACGTTCCTGGTTGCTCTTTATGTTCAGAAAGCTGGAGTTAATTACCCAAGGCTGGTTAAGTGGAGCACAGAAGCATCCACGCAAACGACACCCACCTCATGGAATGAAACTGACTCCACGGTTGATGCGGGGGAGTATGAACTCGCTGACACAAAAGGTGACATCCTTGACGGACTTCAGTTAAGAGATGCCTTTATGATTTACAAGGAAGATGCAACCTATTCCATGCAGTTCGTGGGAGTTCCGTTCATCTTCTCCTTCCGACAACTCTCTCCAACCATTGGAGCCATCTCAAAGAACTGTGTAGCAGAGTTTGATGGTGGTCATGCAATCTTTGGGAAAGGAAACTTTTACATCAATGATGGTCAGAGATTAAAACCAATCCTTCCCCAAAAGTTGAAAGAGTATGTATTCACCCAGATTGATGGTGATGAGGTAGAGAAGAGTTTTGTAGCTGCAGACTATGGAAGAAACGAGATCCTATTTTGTTATGTATCAGATGGAAGTATAGGTAACCAATGCGATCAAGCTGTGGTGTGGAATTACATCACGAATACCTTTGTCATCAGGGATCTACCAGATTTAGCCCATATGGGTTATGGGGTTATTAGAGATCCAACCAGATCATCGTCATGGGCTGACTCAACTAACCAGTGGGATACGATAGCTGGACCTTGGACAACGAGCTTTGATTCAACAGACAAGGTTCTCTTGTTCGCTTCCCCAACCGATACCAAACTGTATCGTAATGGGTCAGGCAACAGGGAAGACACTACAGACATGATCTCCTACGTTGAGAGAAGTGGTCTTACCATGAATGAGCAGGGGGTTCCAGATCACAGCTCAGTGAAGAGGATAAAAGCCATACACCCGAAGATGAAGGTAAGCAGTACCAACCTTATAAACATCTATGTTGGCTCACAGATGTCAACAGAAGAAGGTATTTCGTGGAAAACTCCAGTACAGTTCACCCCTAACACTCAGTCCAAAGTCTCGGTAAGAGCCACAGGAAAGATGTATGCTGTGAAGTTTGAGTCTACTGGAGACTTGGATTGGGAGCTGGATGGTTATTCAATAGAAGTGGAGGATGCAGGGACTAGAGGGTCTAGGATGTCAAGCTAATGGCTACTTATTCAGATCGAGTTGTAAAGAGCGTAACACTTTATGAGCCAGGACCACTCCCAGAAGAAGTAGAAGACTTGGGAATGTATGTGGTTACTGAGCTAAAAAGACTAGGTGACACCCTGTTTAACCAAGCCACATTCAGACTGGAAAGGGTACACGCAGAACCAGAAAGACCGAGGGAGGGTGATGTTCGTTATGCGGATGGAACCGACTGGAACCCTGGATCTGGAGAAGGGATTTATTTCTTCAAGAAAGGATCACCGGGAAGCTGGGTGTTACTAGGATGATGTTGACTGATCTTGACATTAAAGGGGAGAGCAAGACTCCGAGAGGGGTTAATGTTCACTTGATTGAATCAGATGACATCACCTATATCTGGGATGATGTTCTTCCTTTAATCAGAGTATCCCTGCGTTACGCAGAGGGTGAGCTGGAGCCAGAGGATCTGGTCATTCACCTTGATACCGGACAGATGAACCTGTGGGTAGCGATGGAGAAGGATGAAGTCATCGCAGCGATGATAACCGAAATCATCACTTACCCCAGAAAAAGAATACTAAGAGTCATTACCCTTGCTTCCAAAGATGGTCATGGAATGGACAACTGGTATGACTTCCTTCCTATGGTGGAAGGGTTTGCCATAAACAATGGGTGTTCCGCTTTAGAAGCGTGGACACGAAAGGGAATGGCACGAAAACTAAAAGACTGGAAACACTCTTACTCAGTCATCACTAAAGATTTGAAACAGAGGATGCAATAATGGCTAATGAACAATTGAGACTGCCGACAGGTCTTTCCGCTGAAGACTATACGTTTGGTGATGGAAGCTTATTAGACTACACTCCACCTAATGTACAGTGGCAAGCTCCATTAGCCCCTCAAGGGGAGAGTGTCTTTGGAAACTATGTTAAGGCTCACGATGATCTGTTAAAAACATATAATCGGAGACTGGCAAGACCCACAGGAACTACAGGTGCTTTGCCATTAGATACCAGTGGCAGACCACAAAGTATGGAGTCTTATGGATTGCAGCATTGGAATGAATTTGGCTCCGATGAGGATAGAAATCTATATGAGTCTTTAGGATTGTGGGGTGATCCTGGCAGATCCCCCTATATTGGATATGGTGGTGGGACAGCTGCAGGTGCAGCAATATCGGGTTCACAGGCAAGACTGCCACAACCTTCTGTTTCGGGATATGAGTATGCTTATCCCATCTACTCTCGATATTCCCATCCATCAGGGCATTATGGGGGTGAGGAGCGATATCAGCCAGGAAGGCTGAACCATCCTTTCATATCGTACTACACAAAAGATATTGACAAGTACCCATACTTTCCTACATTACCAGCAGACTTAGCAGGTGGAGTAGAGTATAACAATGAACCATATATTTTAGTGGGTCAAACTCTAGTTCCAGCAGGGGATCGGGATGAGATCTTCTCGTACTCGTAACGGAGAATAATTATGGCAGGTGGAACACAAGTAACAACAACGACAACCCAACCTTGGGAGCAGCAAGAACCTTATTTAGTTGAAGGGATGGAGCGTGGCTTGAATATGCTCCGGGGTGGTGGCTTTTCTCCTGAATTCTATGGGGCAGAGGGAACAATGGGTAGCGGTCTTCCTTCGGGTCAGGTGGCTCCTGGTGTGGCTGGGTTTGCACCGCAGCAACAGGCAGCTATGGATGCTATTACCCAATACACTATGGGTCCAAGACCACAAGCCATGATGTCTGCAGCAGAGCAAGCCATGTTAGGTGGTGATACAGTTCCCGGTATTCTCCCTTACGCTCAAGGTGTAATGGGGGTGGGTGCTGGTGCAGCCAACATACCATCAACTCCGGGTGGTTATGCAGGTATGCTTCCGTTTGACGAAGCCCAATACACAGGACTGCTTGCAGGTGATGTCGATGAAACACAGTTTGGTGATGTGGCTGATGCCTATCGAAGAGAAGCAATGGGTCAGTTACAAGAAGAGATGCTACCAGGAATAAGATCCAAGATGGTAGGGTTTCAGCCCGGTGGTGGCACGAGAGGGGATCTTCTCCAAGCAAAAGCACTCTCATCTGCCAACCAGAGAGTATCAGACAACATAGCTAAAGCGATGTTCGGGGCACAGCAGCAAGCAGAAGCCATGAGACTTCCTGCTGCACAGATGGGGTTAGGTGCCCAACAGTTTGGCATGGGTTATGGATTACAGGGAATGGAAGGAGCCAGAGCTGGAATGGGAATGTACCCATCCCTGATGTCTGCTCCGTTAGGAATGTATGGTGCAGCGCAGGGGATTGGAGCACAGCAGCAAGCTCTCGATCAGGCTGCTATTGATCAGGATATTGCAAGGTACGAGTATCAATCTCAGTTGCCACAACAGGCATTGGGTCAATACCTTTCCAGTGTACAGGGTGATTATGGTGGTCTGTCACGAGCCACAGGTCCGGGTGGTGCAGGTGGTACAGAGACACTCATAGCTGCACTGGCTGCAAAGGCAATGGGATTGTAGGGGGATAGATTATGTTTGGAGACTACATGGATAGACTAAGGGAACAGCAGGAGCTTTACAGTAGGTGGGCTATCATGCAGGGTAGAGAGCCTTCTTGGTCTGATTTTATGCGTTACTCTGGAAATCCAGAAGCAGAAACATATATAACAGAACTCCAAGAGGAGCGTCAATCCCCTAAAGTCGATGACTTACCTGAGTATGGTCCCAGAGGTCAAGAGGAAGTTACTGCTACACCAGTGGCAGCAGAGGTTAAGGCTGAAGATAAGACAGATAAAGATGATGATCTTTGGAATCAAATTTTCCTGATGTCACTCATGGAAGAGATGCAAGGTGGAGATCCCGGTCAAGCACCAGGGGTTGTGCTTGGAGCGCGGGGTGGTAACCTGCCATCCATGATGGGGCAATTCCGAAGACAACGAAAACCTTGGTGGATAGTATAATGGCAACAATCAATCTTAATGATGCGATGGCATGGCTCAAGAAGATGGAAGAGCAATCCAATATAAACCGTCAAAGGTTTGAAGCAAGACCCTCAGTTCCCGCTAGTCAGGCATGGTCTGGGTATAGAGACAGACCGGGTGGTCAGAGGCTCATGGTTAGACAGATGCAAAGACCGGAGATAGACAATACCCTTACTGTAAAGAATGATGGAACCCAAACTCTAGTAAAGAAATGGAAAGATCCAGATCAGTCTAATGTAAAGGCTACTGCACTCCCGCCAGAACCTGTGATGGGTCCAGGCAGACAGTTGCCACCAGAAAGAGCTAATCCTATGTGGTCTGCCCAACCATTGAATCCATTACATTGGGGTAGGCAGAATCCCAACGTGCCAGGATCAATGGGGCGCGACCCCGGATGGTCTGGAGTGCCAAGAGCTAGAGCAGCCCCTGCTCCACGAAGGGTTCAGCCAAGGGTGAGTGATCCAATGAACACAAGACCAGGAACAGTTGGTGGTTCTTTACACCATCCTGCCAACATTGTAAACCTTGGTCCACCACGGGTAGCAGACCTAAGAAATAGGGTAAGAGAAATTGAGAGGCAGCAGTTCGCTATCCCCAGACAGCAAATGCCACCACCACGATTCGTTCCTCGTGTAGATCCAAGCCAATTCCCCACAGTTCGAGATAGAAATACTGGAACCTACAACTTAGGTGATCCAGGAGTTCAAATGGGTGGAGGATTTGACTGGAGTGGGCAAGCCTTGAGAGAGAATGTAGGGGAAGACTTACGGAGTATATGGAGTCCTATCAAAGAGAGAATGGATAAGATCCTAGAAGACATACGAAAGAGAAGGGAAGGTCAGACTATGGCTCCCTTTGATTGGAGGAATAACTAATGGTAGCACCAGTAATCGCAGCAGGAGCTAGATACGCTCCATCATTGTTTAATCTGGGAAGAAGGTTATTCTCTCCTGGTCCGTGGGATAAAATAAAGATGGTGCCAAAGTCAAGAGGTTTTGGAAAAATACCTAAAGTTAAAGAGGTTCCTGGTGGATCTAAGGCTGGGTATAGGACTACTCTGGGTACGTTCCCCCCCAAAACATGGCAGCCTGTTGTGGAAAAGAGGATGCCAAAAGGGTGGGTACAGAGACACCCTGTTGCCACTGCTGGTATTGCAGCTCCACTCGCTTACAGTGCAGGTAAGAGTATCTATGGTGGATTAGCTGGTGAAGAGGTGCCAGAAGTAACTGGCACAATCGCACCACCCCAGGAATGGGCACCACCAGAAGACTTCTTATCCCTCTCTGAACAGGCTAGAACTGATGCAGAGAAAGGTAAGAGTGACATGA